AGCAGACCCGGGCGTGTAAAGCGTTCAGGAGCAAGTTGTAGTGGTTCAGTAACTGATCTACGCAAAAGAGCAAAAAAATACTCAGGCGAACGTGGTAAAATGTATCAGTGGTGCCTAAATATGAAATCTGGGAGGAAGAAAAAATGAGCGATACTATAACTAAAATTAAACAAGTAATAGCAGAGGCGTTAAATCAAGACGTAGAAAATTTAACAGAAGCTGCCAGCTTTGTAGACGACTTAGGTGCTGATAGTTTAAGTACTGTTGAGCTTGTAATAGCACTTGAAGAAGCGTTCGACATTAGCATAGACGACGATAATGCCGAAGGTATTATAACCGTTGGTGATACTATTCGTTATGTCACCGAAGCGATCGGAGAATAAAATGAGAATAAAAGAAATAATCGAAACTGCTACTGTAGGTGGCACAAGCGCAGGCGCAATAGTACCTTTAGCAAACCCAATAGCAGCTCGTGCTAAGCCTAAGAAGACAAAAAACGGAGCGCCAGTAGCACCACAAGCTACTAAGCCCGACGGTACAGTTAAAAATGCTCTAGATATGCCAAACAATATCATGGGCGGCAAACCTATAAAGAGATAAATACAGTAACAATTAAGGAATTACCAATGGCTCGTAAAAAAGTTCAAGAAGGTCACCTAGGTGACATGGCTTATAAAGCAGAAATGGATCACGAAGTACAAATGGCACGCAGTGATCTTTACAAAATAGCAAAGTATGCTATCGAACTGCACGATATGCTTAAAAGCGTAAGTGAAGCAGAAGGCATCGAAGGATGGCAGCAAAGCAAGATTACTAAAGCTGCTGACTACTTGGGTTCTGTGTATCACAGTATGGATTACGATGTAAACGTAAACGAGTCTGAACAGCTAGAAGAGAATCCGTTAAGATTAGCCAAGGCAGCCAAGGACGTCGTCACAGATGTCTGGCAGACCACTAACAACGTTGCTAAAGCTGCTGACCACGGTATTAAGACCGCTCAACTTAGCGGCAAGGCTGCTCAAGCATACAAAAGTGCTGCTGCTTTACAAGTCGAAATGGCTAATAACACACAAAAAGTTAAAAGAATTCTCAGCAAGGCAGGCATTAGCTTTGAGGGCGTAGAAGAGCTAGTTGATAGAGCTGTTGACCGAGGGCGGTCTGTTTCTAACACCAGCGGTCATAGTGCTCAAGACCTAAAAATACTACGTAGAGACACTGATAAAATGATTAGAGACCTCAGCAAGCTTAGAAATAAAATACAAGAAGAAGAGTTACTTAAAGTTCTTATGGTCGGTATTTTTGGCAGCATACTAGTAATTGGCACTGACCAAGCACAAAAAGCTAAAAACAATGTAGAAGAAGGCAAGAAGCCTGATTACTTAGATTTTGACGGTGACGGTGATAAAAAAGAGCCAATGAAGAAAGCACTAAAAGACAAGAAGAAAAAGTCTGCTAACGAAGCTATGCTAAGTCAACTTAATAAAGCTATCCTTTTCCAAGAAGGCAAAATTGGTCGTGCTAATATGAGTCCAAAGGCATTTGAATTAGCAGAAATGCACCAGAAAGACCTAGTTGTACTAAAAGCAGACTTCGAGCGTAAGATTATTGCCGAAGGACAGTATGGCGAAATTACACACCACGACGAAGATCCCACTCGCTCTGAAGTATTAGTAAAAGGCATGGGCGTATATCGTATGGATCAACTCGAACAACGCATCAAAGATCGCTTAACTAATGTAGTACAATTATTAGACCGTGGCGAGCCAGATCAAGCTGCTCGTTTACTAGATGCTAACAGTGGTACTTATAAGTCACTTATTGCTATGCTACATGCTTACTCCGAAGCACACGACGATCTAGCGTTTGGCGACCATAGTCAAGCAGCAGGCATCGGCGAAGCAGCAAAGCCAGACTTTGCTGATCTAGACGGCGACGGTGATAAAGAAGAGCCAATGAAGAAGGCTGCTAAGGACGCTAAAAAAAACAAAACAGACGAAGCTAAGGTACCAGAAAAGTGTTGGCCGGGACACAAAAAAGTAGGAACAAAGCCGGGCACTGGTCGTAATAAAGGCAAGCGTGTAAACAAGTGTAAAAAGATCTAGCAATGCATTTAAGAGAAGTTTTTGATAAAAAATACGGTCACGATACTAACAATCATGTTGTTAAAGATAAAGACGACAACGGCAAAAACTTCTGGGCTGTATACAACGAAGCCGGAGATATTGTAAAAGTGTTTTATTCTGCTAAAAAAGCAAAAGACTATGCTGAAAAGAATCATGACGATCTTATGAAAAACAAGATCGTCGCTGAAGAATACAGTACTCGTGATTACGTAAGTGCGTTAAGACAAACCAACTTAGGCGACGAAACTCCAAGTCACATACAAGCTGCTCAAGCGTTAGCGCTTGCGACGCAAGGCAACGAGCTAAGCGACGAGCAGCAACTAGCCCTAAAGCCGTATGTAGAGCTGTTTAGTACGCTACTAATAAGCCCAAAATATCGCGGTAGGCTACACGACATGATTCGAGCCTTACGCAAGGATTAATGAAAAACCCTATACTAGACGACACTGAAGAAGACTTTGTGTGGCAGCGCACTAGTGCGGATCATTTATGGGTATTTGACAAACTTATACTTTCAAGAAAATTAGGTTATACATGCGGGCCTACAGGAATAGATGTTCCTGCTCCGGGTTATTATATTGTACGTCCTTGTGTTAACGCACTTGGATTAGGCCTAGGTGCTACTAAAGAGTACTTAGAACAAGATACAACACACTTACCAATTGGCTTCTTTTGGTGCGAATGGTTCGAAGGCAGGCACGTAAGCGTAGACTACAAACACGGCGTACAAGTGTTAGCAGTCGAAGGCACTAAACCAGATAACACGTTTACACAGTGGACAAAATGGCATCGTGTTGACGATGAATTTCCATTACCTGATATACTAACACAGTTTAACGAAGAATATCTTAATTGTGAATACATCAACGGCAAACTAATCGAAGTACACTTTCGTAGAAACGAAGACTTTGACTACGCTACTGAAGAATTTATCCCAGTCTGGGAAGGCGAGAATACTACACCGCCTGAGGGATATAGATATATACAATACCCAGATGTACACGGCAGAATCGGTGCCTTTGTAAAATAACACTTGACTTCCGTGTCATTATAAACTATAATTACATATAATTTAGGAGTATATTTATGAGTGATAGAGTCTACGGAACTGACGAAAAAGGCAAGCTTGAGCGTATTGTACAAGAAGGCGTAACAGTTCTTCAAGAAGTAGAAGACCTACAAGCAGGTCTTAAAGATACAGTAAAAGCAATCGCAGAAGAACTTGACGTTAAACCTGCACTAATTAACAAAGCAATTCGTGTAGCATTTAAGCGTGACTGGGATAAGCATCAAGACGAGTTTGAAGATCTCGAAACTATTGTAACTACTGTAGGAGTGGACAAATAATATATGTCGTATGTTGATGCATTCTTCGATCGCGAAGCTGATACTATTCGCATTGTAGAACGTGTAAACGGCAAGCGAGTATTTAAAGATGTCCAAGCCAAATACACTTTCTACTATGCTGACCCGAAAGGTAAGTACAAGAGTACTTACGGAGAACCCCTAACTCGTATTGTGTGTAAGAACACTAAAGAGTTTAAAAAAGAAATCTCAATTAACCGACATCGAAAACTGTTCGAAAGTGATACTAACCCAATCTTCCAATGTCTAAGTGAACAGTACCTTGGTAAAGATTCACCTAAACTAAACGTAGCATTTTGGGATATTGAGACGGACTTTGATCCAGAAAGAGGATTTGCGCCAGTTGACAATCCGTTCATGCCCATCACAGCTATTACGGTATATCTACAATGGGCTGACGCACTTGTAACTGTTGCTGTTCCGCCAAAAGGCCTTTCACTTGAACAAGCACAAGAAATGTGTAACAAGCGTTGGCCAGACGGCAGTGTTATTCTGTTTGACAATGACAAACAAGGCAACGGCGAGCGTGCTATGCTTGAAATGTTCTTGGATTTGATCGAAGACGCTGACGTACACAGTGGTTGGAACTCAGAGGGTTATGATGTTCCATACACTGTTAATCGTATTAAGCGTGTTCTTAGCGCAGACGACACACGTAGATTCTGTCTTTGGGATCAAAAGCCAAAGCGTCGTGAATACGAAAAGTTCGGTAAACTTAGCGAAACGTATGACACTATCGGTCGTGTACATATGGACTATCTAAACTTGTATCGCAAGTACACGTATGAAGAACGACATTCGTACAAACTAGACGCAATTGGCGAATACGAAGTAGGCGAAAACAAAACAGTATACGAAGGTACACTTGATCAACTATACAACGAAGACTTTGAAAAGTTTATTGAATACAACCGACAAGACGTTGCGTTGTTAGATAAACTTGATAAGAAACTACGTTTTATTGATCTTGCTAACGAACTTGCTCACGCTAACACTGTGCTACTACAAACTACTATGGGCGCAGTAGCAGTGACAGAGCAAGCTATTGTTAACGAAGCGCACCGTCGTGGTATGCAGGTGCCGAACAGAAAAGAACACGAAACTACAGGCGCCGCTGGTGCGTATGTTGCGTACCCAAAGAAGGGCTTACACAAGTGGGTCGGTTCTATGGATTTGAACTCGCTGTATCCAAGTGTGATTAGATCACTTAATATGGCGCCTGAAAGTATTGTCGGACAGCTTCGGCCTGAGCAAACAGATGCTATGATTCATGAAGCTACTACGCTAAAGAAGAAAAGCTTCGCTGCTGCTTGGGAAGGGCACTTCGGTTCGTTAGAGTACGAAGCTGTGATGGAACAACGCAAGGACTTTATGGTCACTGTAGACTGGGAAGACGGGTCTTCGGATGTACTAAGTGCAGCAGAAGTACACAAGCTGGTCTTTGACAGTAATATGCCTTGGATGCTTAGTGCTAACGGTACAATCTTTACACACGAGTTTGAAGCTGTTATTCCGGGTATTCTTAAGCGTTGGTACGCCGAGCGTAAAGAGCTTCAAGCTAAGCTTAAAGAAGCTATTAAAGCAGGCGACAAAGACGCTATTGAATACTGGGACAAGCGACAGTTGGTTAAGAAGATTAATCTTAACTCATTGTACGGTGCTATTCTTAATCCCGGCTGTAGGTTCTTTGATAAACGCATCGGTCAATCAACTACGCTTACAGGCCGTCAAATTGTAAAGCATATGAGTGCTGAGGTGAATAAGGTAACTACGGGCG